GAAGAATCAGGTTCACTGAATGAAAGGAGTAACCGAATATGAATGAGTTTACGAGAAGTCTGCTGTACGTCGCCCTGCTGGTCTGCGTTCCCATCGTGACCGCCTGCATCCAGAAAGGCATTGCCGTATTCATCGAGTTCATCGTGGCAAAGACCAACGACATCAAGGTGCAGCGCCTCGTCCGCGAAATCGGCAGTGCGGTGTCCGATGCCGTGGCCGCGATGAACCAGACCTACGTCAACGACCTCAAAGCCGCCGGGACGTTCAATGAGGCCGAGCAGAAAGAAGCTCTCATGCGGGCCGTGTCTGCCGCTCTGAAAAGCATGAGCAGCGACGCGCAGGACTACATCAAGAGCAACTTCGGCGATACG